GTCTGCCTGCGCGCTCAAAAAAGGTGGGGGTCATACGATCGCGCTTAGAACTATTGCATTGAGTGCAACAAGCAACCATATTAGAAGCTTCATCAGTGCCACCCTTGCTGATAGGTATTAGATGATCAACTGTAGTGGCTTCAAGGCCGCAATAATGACAAGTGTTGTAATCTCTTTGAAGCACTTGAAGTCTTGTCTTTTGGTAGTAGCTGGAGTTATAGCGTCTGCTCAATGCCAGCCCTTGTTCTCTAAGTGTTGCAAGGCATCGCAAGCGCATTTATATCTATGTCTTATGTATTTAATGTGTGCATCTATTTGCTGCTTAGGGTTTAGGTCTCTATACCAAGTAGAACGCATCTGCCCTAAACCATAATGAGACCCATTACGAGCCTTTGGATTCCATCTACTCTCTTTATGAATTAACCAGTTATAACATTGAAACTCTTGCCAATCTAATTTGTTATAAGCATAAAGCTTTAGATTCATATCTGCTTCTGATGATTGTATCGATATAGCCTGTAAGGCCAGTAGCATCAGCGAAAGGCAATAGGCTGTCCTAACCTTCGCTGAAGGGCCAGCTATGCGCCCGCGCTTTGGCGTTATGGTAATGCCTCTGTCAAATATCTTACGCATTGACTTACTCCTCATCTCACTATATGGACAAGTTTTATTAGTATTTACTAGAAATCAACCCCATCAGGCATATCAATATGGTCATCTATATCTCTCCATATTGGGTATATGTCATTTTTCATTCTAACTCCCATATCTTCTTAAACTCTAACTGGCCTGATTGAAAGGCGTCTTTCAGCCTTTCCCTGCCATCGCTATGGAACTTAGTAACTAGATAGGGCTCAGCTATTGTGCCTTCTAGCCATTCAACTCTTTCACCATTTGGATCAATAACATCATCGCCATTAATATAGTGAAACTTATCTAGTATCGCATCAATTGACGATTCTCTTACTGTCTCAACTATCTCGCTAGATATATTGCTCTTTACCCATTTAACGAATTCGCGCTCATTCTTAATAACCCACTTAAACTTCGGCTTACTGGTAGTCACATAGGCGATAACATCTTCACCATATTCAGCCTTTACTCTGTCTGCTCCTATCTTGTCCATCTCGGTCTGTAGTGCAGCTCTTAGCCTGTCCTTGGCCTTCTTAGCCTCATCAGCTATCAGACTTACTGCTGCCAGTTCTAGGCTCAGTTCTTTGATTCCCATTGCGCTCCCTTTCTTCTTGCCTTCTTAATCTGGTCTCAAGTGATGCCAGATTGATACCACAATCCTTGGCTATAAACTCCTTATCAAATCCCCACTCCATTAGCTGACGGATATATCTAATAGAATGGGGTTTGCTCACTTCTTCCCTGCCCATCCTTCTCCTTTGAATATTGCTGGCGTTGGATGCCATACGCGCCACATAGGCACATTGCAATTATCGCAGGTTACTTCATATTTCTGGACTATTGATGCAACTAGCTCTCTTGATTTATTGCATTTGTCGCATCGATATTCATAAATTGGCATTGTATGGCCTTTCCATAGTGCTATTGCCTGTCCAATACTTTTCGCTTAGCTTCTCAAATCCAGCAGCTAATCGGCATACTCGACACTTACCCGATTTCATCTTCCATCCACCGCATTGCTCGCAACGAATAATGTCATCTTCTTTGCTAGCTACGCGATCTGATGGATAGATAATGCGCTGAAGGAAGCATCGCTGGCACTCGACCAACCATACTTCCTCTGGCGCTTCCGACACATCCTCGGTGTTAAACCGCTTGAGTTCTATATGCGGTGTAACTAGCTTGCAATTGCTGCAAGGAAAAGGGTGTGCATCTTTAATCATTTCTGAAAGACCCAATGCCCATCTGAACCAACTCTCATCCATTTAGCAGGATGGCCAGACTTGGGAACTGGGCAGACCCAGCCTCTATATTCTTTGCCTTCCTTAGTGCCTTGCTTGAGAATCATTGGGCCACAGCCATTAGAACATAGTGGCAACTCATCAATTATCTCAGCACCTAATTGGTCTGCTATTGCGGTAACATCCCAGACAATAGGCTCAGGATCATTAGGGCGTTGTTCTTTTATAAATTCCGCAAGAGCTGGCTTAGTCGTTTCAATTGCCTTCTTTGGGCTTTGTTTAGTCTTAGCGAAGTATCCAGCGAGGTTAAGTGCGCGTCCCAACGCTCCAGTTTCCGCAAGCTCGAGTGCATATTGCTTTGATTTAGACTCACTGGATAGACCTGTAGTCCAAGGGTGTGTGTCAGCTTCAGTGCGATATAGCTCAGTTTTAATGATATAGACATCGCAATTAGCCACAAGCGACTCCGCCAAGATATGAGTCTTGATTCTATAATCTGGGTAAGCATTTATGAACTCCTTTAATCTATCTTGGACACTTACATAATCATCTAGGTAATTCGACATCTAACTTCTCTCTCCCTGCGAAATCATTTATCGCATCTTCTAACTGTTCTTTTAATGAGTAAAATGTGCCATCTGGCCAGTTCTGTGCATCATCGGCGCAAGGTTGGCAATAGAACCTGACCTGAGCCTTTCGAAGCGGTGTTTCGCTTTGGACTTTCCACACTGCTGGTGTTGTAGCTCTTAAATCCCAGCCATTCTTATTTTGTCCCCAGCGATATTTACAGTAATCGCAGTATTGATTGCTATTGTGATTGCGAGTCAGACTCAATGTCGTCCCAATCTTCTGGTGTCGAAAATCGTAATCTACCCAAGATAGCGGCATATCCAATGAGATCGAGATACGAATCTTCGCGCTCTGGACTTTCCACCATTCTTGAGAGTTTGGTCGCGATAGCAATAAGCGCCAAGTCAGATGGGTCTCGGAGCTGAATACCGATTGCCTTACTGATTTTGAAAATGCGTAGTAAATTGTGCCTCGGGTCGCCATACTCGATGCCCCTGTCGAATAGTGTGTCTCCAGCACTTTCGAGCCATTCATTTAATGATTTCTGTGTATCGGACACTTGCTCTCCCTCTTTTATATCCTTCATTAAAGGCTTTAGCTTTGGCTGAACTCCAAAGAGCCCATAAGTAAAGGCCGAAGAATGGAACGCCGATGGTTATTGCAAAGACTTGCGTATCAGATAAATTAGGAAACATCTGCACTCACCCCATATTTATCAAGCCAATATGCAGAAATTTCAGCCTTAGATAAACGGCCTCTAAGCTGCTTCTTACCCATCCGCTCTTTAGCAAATCGTCTTATTATTGATCCCTTAACCCAATTTGTCTCATCAGTCCAAGCCCCTGCTTGAGAATCAAATCGAATTAGAGCTACTTTATTTACCATTTTGCTCCCGTTCTGTAATCCCTAAATGGATTTACGGGCTAAATGTATTTGCTTAAATCTATTTAGACAAGTAATAGCTCGGCGTGGCGAACATCTAAGAAGCCAGCCAGTCTTTCGTTAGTCGCTTTGTTGGCGAAGTCGGTCGTTACAGGAAGGCGCTTTAGAGCCCACTCAGGCTCGCTTACAGCCCCTAAGTCGAACTGATAGACCCCTCTAGGTGTCGAATTGATATACAGGGTTCTAGCGCCCGTTCTAGCCCTTATATCGGCCAGATAGTCCCACTTCTTCTTCTCAATTATCAAAGTATCGTAATGAGTCCTGCGACACTTAAGTTCTAAGAACGCGTTATGGGTTACGCCATCTGCTCGGTCGGTCGCTGATAAAGGCTGCAAGTCTGGATAAAGCGACTTGAGAGCCTCAAAGAGCTCAACCTCGCGGAAGTAGATTAGTTATCTTCCTCGCCATCTTCCCAACCAATTTTCTTTATTGGGTCATCGGCTGGCACTATCCAATCAGGGTAAGAGCTACGATCCATAGCAAAGGCCAGAGAAGTGCCTTCGTCCATTCCAGCTCTGCGACAAGCTTTATAAACTTCATTGGCAGCAATAGCCCAAAAGTCAATCTTTGTTAAAGGCGTCTCTTTAGTGGTGCGCTTACGCTTTACTGGTTTCTTACTTACGCGCTTTCGCGTTGCCATTTCTGACCCCTCTCGCTAGGGCCAATTCTAGCTGAGACTCCATTTTATCAAGGCGCGACACAATTGGAATATTCTCCAATTTAATTATGTAGCGCAGCCCAGCAATCAGTAGGGCAATTGATCCTAAGACTGATGCAACTAGGGTTGCAAGTTCAGCTGCAACCATTACCGGACTTTGCCGTAACGCTCGTAGTTAGGGTTTAGCCAGTTAATAATGCTAGGCAAGACTGACACTAGAGCGGCATTTGCAATCGCATTGAGGTCGAATCCCACCGCTAGGTAGGTCGCTAGTGCTGTTGCTAGGAATGTCTTTGCCCAGCTTTCGGCCATCTTCTTTAGGTCGCTCATTCTTGTCTCCTTCTAGGTCAAAGTAACTGCTGTCTTTGTCTCCCAAAGTTGTAAAGCTAATATGGAAATGCGAACGATGCGGATTTGGGCCTGAGTATTTACGCCGCTTCCACCCAAGTATTGGGCTCATAATCTTTCCATCATAGATAATATATTTAATGCGCTTATCGCCCTTCTTAGCGCACTTACGAATCTTCTCAACCAGCGCATAAGCCTCTTCCTTATGTGCCGATAGGTCAGAATCAATATCTATAGCTCTAACGATTCCATCGACTGGTATATGGTCAGAATTGCCTTTCGCAATGTGCCGAGCATCAGCAATCCAGCCATCAGACTTACGATCCCTATCAGGATAATCGTCATCAATCTGCTCCCGTAACTGCACACCCGCTGCACATAGTCTGGCCATATCGATTGATTATACGACTAGCTCGACACAATCCCTCAAGATTATGCTAGAGGCCTAGAGCCTTTAGATCATTAGTAGTTAGGCCAAGAGCCTTCAATTTAACTTCGGCGGCAGACTTAGCCTCTGCCTTTGCTTGGTCTTTGGCTTCGCGCTCGGCTGCTTTAGCCATATCTTTTTCCAATTGTTCTAACTCATCATCATTGAAATCTCTAGTAATTGTTTCGCCAGTTGTCGCGTTAATGATTGTTACTTTTGGTGTTATAGACATTATTTTACTCCATAAATGTATAAGTTACCTGCGCTGAAATTAGTGCTGCTTACTGTAAAAATAGTGATTGAATTAATTGCTGATGCTGTATCAACTCTGCAAATCTTTGTAAAAAATTTATTCGCAGTGCTGAATCTGCCTTTGGAAGACATAAAGAAAGTGTGCTGTTCGGCTGCTGCATAGCGCGGAATAATAAACTCAAACGAGCCTGTTTTATCATAATCCGAAGTGGAAATCATATGTGATACTTGGATATTTGTTTGGCCAGTATTGGTGGCAGGGTAAGCAGTACCATCTTCTACTTGAAGTTCCGCATAAAAATAACTGGAAGAAGTTATGCCATTAAATCTTAATAACACTTGGTCTGTGCTTGCCAAAGAAATACCTGAAGCCACTACTTTTAAGTCTGTGTAACTTCCACTAATTGATGAAACTGTAAAAGTGGCAGCGCTGGTTAATGCAGTTGTGCTTAAAAGTGTCATAGCACCAGTAGCAGTTACCCATTCAGGAGCAGTCGCACCAGAATTTACTGTCAAGACTTGACCAGCAGTTCCTATAGGCAAAGCAGTATTTACATTGGCAGTTGCTGATCTATAAGCAAGTGCGCCAGTAGTAGTCTGTGGGTTTAAGTTCTTTGTCGTTGTATCGACTGAGCTTCCCAATGTGCGAATTGCAGCTGCGCCATCTTTAACGAGATCAGTATCGTTAGGGGTAGTCCAGCCGTAATTAGTAGTCGTTGCCATTTAGTCTCCTATGCCACAATTGTAGCGTTTAGCCAGTATAAAGCTGGATTGATTGTATTCCAAGTCTCGACCGCTGGGACTGAGTTCCAGCGGAAAGCCTGCAAGCTAAATGCTACTGGTGATAAGTTCATCGTCAGCTCTAAACGATTTAACCCAGCCGTCCAAGTCCAGCCCTCTACAAAGCCTTGGAATTCTCCATCCACCATATTGGCTGGCAGATTGACGATATTTAGCGGCATACCCATAAAGACATTCAGCAAGTTATCTCGGTCAGAATTATCTATTTCTGTGTTGCCTAATGCGAAAGTTATTTGTCTTAGAGCAAATTGAGGATAAGCGCGGATAAGTAGATAGAAGGCTGCTTGATCCTTTGCATCGTTCTGATTTCG